CTTGTTAGGGTCATACTGGTTGCCAAAGAACGCTCTAGACACAGGGGCGGCATTTGCGATAACTACGTTTACGCACTCGTTGTTAAGTGGAGTTTGTTCCCCATCAACAATAAGAGTAAACTCGCCACCGCGAATACTTAACCTGCGCAAAGGGCTATCCATCACACATCCTCGTCTAACATGTCAGTGCCAAACTCAAACTCGCTGTTAGCTTCTTCGTCTTGCGGTACTTCGCTTACACCCGCCACAAAGTCACTGCTAACCTCAACCTTGTTAGTACTCAAAAAGGTGTTTTCAATCCCTTTAAGGTTGTATCGGTATGTGTTACCGATCTTTACATACATATCATCGGGTATCTTACCCTGACGTAGCCACTGACGTACGGTATGCCTAGACACGCTGAAACGCTCAGCTACATCATCTACTGGTACAAATTTCTCTAACATTATCTTCTCCTTATCTTGGTGTTGGGCAATAGCCATACCCAGAAGTGGTACGATACCCAACATCAGTGCCAAATCCACACTTCCAAACACACACTTTCTGCCCATTTACACCGTTAGTTTCTGACACCTTCTGCCAAAAACAACTAGTATAAGCAAACGCACTGGAAGCAACTAACGCACAGGTTAAAATTAAATACTTCATTACTTTCTCCTTACTGAAACAATGTATTCTGAATCTACGTTTAGACCTTTAGGTACAAGGTCAGGGTTTTCTTCTAAAAACTGCTTCATGTTCCCCTGATTAACGCGCTTGTCTAGCAACTCTGGTGCTTCATGCTCAAGAATAAACTCGTGCATTGAAGACCAATCACTAGTCCAATAACGTGTTCTCGCAGAACGATAAAACAATCCCGCAGAAGTCTTAACACTATCAACTCCTTGCTCCGAACAGTATGCTAACAAGGCTTTCTTAACCATGTCTAACTGCTCAACTAACTCAGAGTCTTTCTCTTTAAACTCCGCTGACAACTCAGCCCGCCTATCCTTTATCTTGAGATAGGTTTTTGTAAGCTGTTCAGCGTTTGGTGTATCACTCATACAACGCTCCTCTGTAAACGGATCGAAATACCACATTTCAATCCTGAAGGGATTCTGACTATAGTGTACATTTGTGTACTAGTCAAGCACTTCTTTATATAAATCAATCATTTTTGTGTGAACGTCAATTCTATTGTTCAGTAACGTGTAAACACGTCTTTCCGCGAACGAACCTTGTAGGTGTACTACAGTGCATTTCTGGTCTTGCCCTGATCTGTGTACCCTAGCATTAGCTTGCGCGTACGTTTCAAGCGAACTTGTCGGTGCCCACCATACCACTGTGTTTGCCGCTGTAAGTGTTACCCCATGTGCCGCCGATTGTGGCTGTATCACCAGAACTTTAGGGTCGTCTTGGTCTTGAAAGCGTTTAAATATATCTGTTCGTCTAGCGGCAGACACGTCACCGCGTATAACTTCGGTAGTTATGCCCTCCCCACGCAACTTACCAGTAAGCAGATCAATGGTGTGTTTAAAGGGCACGAACACTAATACTTTCTTACTAGACTCATCTATCACCTCTCGCAATACCTTATAGCGTTTAGTTATATCAAACTCTAACGCGTCTCCATTATCGGTATACACAGCCCCAGACGATATTTGTAGTAACTTATTCATGTTTACTGCCGCGTTTGCCGCTGTTATCTGCTCCCCTGCCGCTTGCATAACCATCTTACTTCTTAACTCGTTATAGTATTTCTTCTGTTGGGGAGTCATATCTATTTGTCGGTACACATATACCATAGGTGGTAGGTCTAGGCACTCGTCTTTTGTAAACCTAATAGCAGGTTGTAATACTCTATGCACCGTATCAGTAGCATCGTCTTTAGGTACCCACTTGAAGTTGGTCACTTTGACCATAACTTGGTCTCGGAAGGAACCAAAGAATCTTGGTACTCCGTTTGGGTTCACTAACTTCGCTATACCATACGCATCAGTCGGACTTTGAGCCGCAGGAGTACCTGTCATCATCCATAACCATGTGTCCTTATCCACTAACCTTTTAAGGGTCTTCCACCTCTTTGTCTGTACATTTTTATAATGCGTAGCTTCGTCAACTATAATTAAATCAAACCCACCATCGCGTACAGCGTCTTGTACAATCTCTACCCCATCGTAATTTATTATCACGTACTCAGCGTCACCTTCGATTATCTCTTTACGCTTCTTCGCTGATCCATACGCTACGTCTACCTTTCGGTGCATAGCAAAACTAAACAAGTCGTTACGCCACGCAGATTCCATAATAGATAGAGGGCAGATAACTAATACTCGGTTAATCTTGCCTTGAGTTAGAAGGTAGTCAGATGCCCATATAGCACTGGCGGTCTTACCTGTCCCCTGCTCATTAAAGCAGAAGGACTTTTTATTCAGGGTCATAAAACTTGCGGTTGTCTTTTGGTGGTCGTATGGGTAGTACCTACCTGTCCACTCATACCTACCTTCTATAGGTGATGGCGCGTTTACCCCCATATTTCTCAGAACTTGTACTTCATCTACCCCCCAATTTACCAAAACTTCATGTTCTGATAACGTCTTACTCTTTGGTATAACACTCGTTACCCGCCCGGGTGACTTTAAGTTAAGTAGTAACGCCTTATTATCTACGATTTTCAATTTTTTACTCTCCATTGGTTAACCTCGTAAAGCGGTCTTCGCTTACGATTAGTTAGCCTCGCTTCGTTCGCAGATGAGGCTAAGTCTGCTATGAGGGACAATCAAAAACCCTTGAACTAACTTAATTTTTGTAGCGTCATGTCTAACCAGAGGAGGAGGAACGGCTACGTTTTTATAGACGCATTAAGCTAAACGTCTGAGCACCAAGCGAACCACCGCTTATTTTTTCTTAGGCTTATGCCCATTCCTAGAACGATTCTTACTAGGACATTCTAATTTATACCCATCTTTATTACTGCCACCGTTCTTTAACATCTTCTTGTGGCTTATGTCTTTACCCTTGCGTGCGGCTTTACCATGCTTCTTATCAAATGCACGCCTCGCCCGTTGGCGTTCCATTCTTCTCTCAAACTTTTCACTACCTACAGGGGCGTTAACTTGTTTCTTTCTCTTACGTCTCATTAGTGCCTCCCATTGTGCACACACTCCGTAACTAAACAATGCCGTTTACATAGACCACTCTGATGTGCATTCCACACGTCTTTTTCCCACGCTTGTTCCATACGGTTGTAGTCAGCTAACCACTTTTCCCACATCTTACCAGCCAACGCTGAATCGTACGTCTCACGTATTAACTCGTTACAGACAACAAATAGAAGCCCCCCTCTTACAGTTTCAATGTCGGGGTAGTGCTTAAATACAGCGAGTGCCATCAACTCAAGCTGTCCCTTATCTGCATACCTAGTATTCTTTCCTGTCTTGTAGTCAATGACCCAAGCAGTCTTTGTATCTCTATCTAGTATAACTAAATCCGCTATACCTCTCCACCATACATCATCATCTCTGAACCCGCAAGGTTCTAGGTCTGCCGTTAACCCCATTTCCAATTCGCAGAGTTTCTCTCCCTTTTTTGAGCATAACGCATCAATCGGAGCTTTCACATAGTCGTACTCTGGGGGTAACGGCTTCCCATCTCTAACATACTCTTCAGCGGCTAAGTGCACCGCAGTCCCATACAACATAGCCTCAGTCTCAGGCTCTTTGTAATCCTTCGCTATCTTTAAATGATAGAACTTTTTAGGGCATTGTTCAAAGGATTTTATCTTGCTGAAAGACCACGGAGCAACACCCATTAGAAGTTACCTACTACCATAAGCGTTAGGATTACACATAGACCCACTGCTAACAACTCAGAGTTTTTAACTGGTCGTTCTGTGTGTAACCACTTCATAATCGCGCCGCGAGTTTCCTCTAGGTCTTCCTGTAACTCGTCAATGGCTCTATCGGCTGACTCGTGTGCTTCCTTTATCGCTTTTTCTATTTCTTTTCTCTTACTCATTATTCACAGTCTCCATAAGATTTACCAATACCAGATTCACACGTTATGGGCATACCTTCCGCCCATGAAGGCGTAGTACTCATGCACGCCTCAATGTATTCTCTGGCTTCTTCTAACTCATCATCAGGTACACAGCATACCACGGAATCATGCACTGTTAATACAGGCTTGTACCGCTTGGCTATTGCCAACATCTGTTCCCCCATGATGCACCTAGCTATGGCTTGGCATACGTTCTCTGCCACCTTACCGCCATAGATTCTTGTACGCCCACGCCTAGTCTTATAACTAAACTCTGGGCCTCGTTCCCCTTGTTCGTGTGATAACTCATCATAACGCATTACTAAACCACTCGGCAGCAGGATGCCGTGTCCAGTAGCAGTCTCTACGCTCTTAACGATGCCTTTAGCCCCAAACGAACAGGTCTTGTTACGTGACATTTCTAGTAACATCTGCTGACAGTTACGCCAAAACTGGCTGATCTTCCAGTTAGTGTCGCGGTAGATAGATACAATCCTACGCGCCTCGTCTACAGGTATAGTAGTACCAAACGTCTTCAACTGCTCAGCGAACCGCACCGCGCCCATACCATACCCTGCACCTAGTATAGTAGTCTTACCTACGAACCGCTGTTCCTTCGTTACTTTGTCTTCGGGAACATTGTAAATTTTACTTGCCATGTTAATATATACATCTTCCTTGTTGGCAAACGAGTTAACCAAATCGTCTTGCCCTGCTACCCACGCAAGCACACGCGCCTCGATCTGCGAGGAATCACAGTCAACTAGTGTGTAACCTATTGGCGCGATGATACTGGACTTCAACTTCTTGCCATTGACACCACGACTAGGTA